AATGTATCGAAATCCTAAACCAAAGGGCTGTAAAATCAGTGTATTAACTAGTGATTTAGACTTCTTATTGAGCAAACTCAAGGAAAAAGAAGATACTATCACCCAGTTACACGAAGAAATAGAGGCCCTAAATGTAGCTCTTTTCGAGCCAAAGGATGAAATCAGACTGAAATCACGTAGTCTGAGCTAATTGCCTGTCTTTCAGGCAAAAATGCCCAATTGTACCCTATACTTAAATGGGTATAATAAGCATATGGATCCTAAACTGCCTCCCATTCCAGAGGAGCTAGAGAATAACATCCTCGAAATTCCCCAAAGAGATATATATCTTGAGAGATTGGACGCTGTATTGGAATTCGTTCAGGAGTGTACGGACGAAACCGGGGAGAATCCTTGGGAGTACTTCCGTATGCACCTCGAACATAAACTAATTGAAACAAGACTCATGTATCAAGCCTGGTCTGATCAAGGTTATGAGTAATACCCCCCTATTTTAAGAAAATTAAAAAGTACCCCCCTTGACTTGTTAGACATTCTTTGCCGCCCTTCTATATCTCACTGGAGGCGTGGTACACTGTGTAAATGAAGAAGGTATTAATATTACTTTTACTAGTTTCCTGTAACAACTTATCTAAGGACCCGTTTTGTAAAAACAAAGCGAAGATCTCGAAAGAAGCTTTCATTAGAGGATGTTTCCTGGGATCGAAATTTTTTATAGAATACTCGATAAGACAGCCAATACCGGAAGGTAGATTAGGTGAACTAATGAGTATATGTGATCGATTTCATACAGATTCCAATAGACTGGAAATCTAAATGAAATGGTGTTACGCTATTGTTGCGGGGAAAAGCTTTTGTAACAATAACTATGTAACTGCGATTAACTAGATATTGCCGGACCCCGCTTTTAGGAAAACAATGGAAGATTTATTATCAAAATTAGACAAAATAAAAAAAATAGAAGATCCAAAAATACGTCAAGCACTAGAAAGCGATGTTCCCGAAAGGGCCGCATTTGGATCTGGGGGAGTCGCGTCGTTTTTAGGAACCACCGATTTACCCCCGGAGGCGTATGGAACAGAATATAAAAACCTGCCAGATCCATTTAGGAAAGCAATTGAAGAAGTTGCGGATATGGATCTAAAAAAACTCAGAACAGTTAAAGGACAAAACACTTTCATGAAAGCGTTAGCAAAACAAGGTGTCCCTCCAAAAGAAGCTGCTTCATTTTTAAAGTCAGCAAGAGAAGCTGCGGAAGCTTGGCTTGGTAAAGATTCTAAAGAATTTATGAAAACTGTTGCGAAAGCAGATGCTCCAAGTAAGATTGGTCATATAGGAGATTTACTAAAAGCAAATAAGAAAGGAGTATTAAAAGTTGATACTCTTTGGAAATTTATTAAAGGTGGACTCAAAGGTATGGGGAAAGCTAAAATGGTAGGCGCAGGGGCTTTAGGTGGAATGTTAATATCAAAACTTCTTGAACATGGAATTGAAGAAGAGCCTCCTATAAGAGAAGAGGTTGCAAAACCACAAATGGTTGAAGAAGAAATTTCAGTAGACCAACCTGAAAGTTTAGATGATTTAAAAAAATTAATAGAAGCAATGTAGAGGTAACCATGAGTTTTTTAAAATTAGCAAAATCCCAAGAGCAAAGTAAATTAAGCGAGCTTGATAAAATTATTAAATTAATAGAGTCAAAAGAAAAAGAACAAAAGGCTCCTGTCCTTTATGAAAGAGATAGAAGTAAAGCTCGGTTAGACGAACTCAATTCTGAAATTCGAAGACAAAAAATCAACAAAGATATATTAAAAGAAATTATAGATATGCGAGAAGAACAACCTCAGGGGAGGGCAGTGGTTGGGAATCAACCTATCCCTGTAGCACCAGACGCGCAGGGGCTTCCCTTGGTTGAGCGACTTGCCAATAGAAGATAACATAGTTAGGCTATTGATATGGAAACCAATACCAGTTTAGCAAATCTTGATACGGATTTATTTTCTCCGTTTATCAAAAAATTAATATTAGAAATTCCCAGGGAATATACTCTCAAGAGTGAAGGCCACCTGAAGGCTAAACTAAAACCCACGCTCACACAGTACCAGCTTAAAGAACAGTTTCACGCTGAACTTGCTAGGGCAAGAGAGCGGGGGAAAAAAATGGTCATGACGAAAGTCTTCGGGAACGTTTATAAAAAAGACTATTTCTATGACATCGTTCTCCGCGACCATTTGCTGATGGCCTGGGTGACCGCCCCTATTGCAGGCTTCGATCTTAAAATCAGCGCCGCTCTCGCTATGGGAGTAGAGCGGTACGAAGAAGTTATTAATATGTCATTCACAACTAAAAGAAGAATAAAGAATGAAAATGATGAGTGGGAAATGATTGATGAGATTGATCCTAAAAAAGTTTCTGTTTGGTTGTCATGTATGAAAGGATTAGAAGATAGAAAAATGGGAGTAGCAGTACAGAAACAAGTTACATTAAATGTAACCGAACCAACTATTGATGCAAATTCAAAATCAGAATTAAACATGGACATGGTTAACGATCGCTTAAAAGAGTTAGAAGAAAAATTGGGAGAGGCAAGTATATCTGTTTTGCCTGATAAAGATGACTAGAACTCCTGCAGAAATTCTAGAACTTAAACTTGAAAAAGTTAAGTTAATGGAAGAAAGGTTAAAACTTAAGGAAGGGTTACCTTATAAATATGGATTCAAAAAATACGGGTGGCAAAGTGATTATTGTAGTTCACGGAAAAAGCGTCACCGTTTTATATGTGCCGCCAATCAGATTGGGAAATCAACTATTCAAATTTGTGATCGAATTGATGTTGCTACAAGCCCTGATTTATGGCCCAAGCTTTGGCCTCGACAGTTTAAATATGGTACAGCTGCCAAGCCGTTTAGTTGGTACTTATATCCTAACCAAGACACCGTCATGTCGGAGTTTGTCGAAAAGTGGGTTCCTTACTACCTTCCCCGAGGGGAATTCAAAGATCATCCAGTCTTTGGTTGGAAAGAGCAAATTACTAATAAGATGCTTAAACACATTACCTTTAATAGTGGATGGAGAATCTATTTCAAAACGTATGGTCAGAATGTTCAAGATCTTCAATCGGGAACTGTATGGGCGATAGACTGTGATGAGGAACTCCCTGAAGATTTACTTTCGGAACTTGAAGCTAGGCTGTTTGCTACTGATGGTTATTTCTCTATGGCATTTACTGCAACTCTTGGACAGGAAGTTTGGAGAAAAGCAATCGAAGGAGAAGGCGACGAAGAAATCTATCCCGATGCTTGGAAAAAACAAATAAGCATGTTCGACTGTTTGAAATATAAAGATGGAACACAAACTCCCTGGACGAAGCCTCGTATTGAACAGATTATCCGTGGATGTAAAAGTAGTAATGAAGTAAAAAGAAGAGTGTATGGTAAATTCGTTGTGGACTCTGGGCTAAAATATCCTGGCTTTGAAAGAGAAAGGAATTACGTTGATAGGCCTAAAGGCAAAGATGGAAAAGTTTTCACGGGTTGCCCTAATGGTTGGAGTATTTATTCTGCTGTTGATGTTGGTTCTGGCGGTAAAAATAATCACCCTGCCGCTTATGTTTTTGTGGCGGTATCTCCTAAACATGACAAGCTTAGAATTTTCAAAGGAAAAAGACTGGATGGAATAGAAACTACGGCCGGAGATATCCTAAAATATTACACAACAGATAAAGGAAGAATGACAGTTGTGTCCCAAGCATATGATTCTGCGTCTAAAGACTTTGGAACAATATCTACAAGAATGGGGGTCCCCTTTAATAAAGCACAAAAAGATCACAAAATAGGTGAGTTAGCTTTAAACACAGCATTCAAGTCAGGTATACTTAAAATATATAAAGATGACGAATTAATTAAATTAGTGCGAGAATTAGAAACCTTATTAATATCTACTGCTAAGAATAAATCAAGAGATGATTTTATTGATGCTTTAAGATACGCGATCATGGAAGTTCCTATAGATTGGGAAGAGGTTTTAGAAAATGGCGAGATAAAGGTTGAGAAAAAGGCGAAATTACCAGATCTAAAAGATAGGAGGGCAATGTATGACTACTGGGAAAGTGAAGAATTCAGGCTTGAAAACGAAAACACGATCGAGGAGGAACTTGACTTCTGGGGGGATCTGTACGGCAGCTGATATATGTAAAATTATAAAAGCTTGTAGAGATTCAAATGTGGCAACCTTCTCATTTAATGGGCTAGAATTGAGATTTGACATGGAAAATCTGGAAGAAACTTCCGTTCAGTCAGTTATGGTTGCGCACCAAGAAGAAATAGGTGATAATATTGTAGATTATATAGACGAAAAAGACTCAGTAGAGCAGCTTGAGCATAATCTAGAAGAATTGAAAATAACAGATCCTCTGGGTTACGAAAAGTTCTTGCAAGAAGAGGATATAACTCATGCCTAATTTTAAAATTGACAAGTTAAAAAGAATGTACGCAGCCGGAAAAAGGTGTGACGACCAAGTATTTGCTGAACAACGTACTAATATATTACTACGGGCTGGTGATCATTACAATAAGAGGGCAAATAATGTCCTCGAAAATTTAAGATCCAAAGGAGCAGCCAACACTAAAAGCAAAATTAGGCTAGTCAAAAACCACATCCATAGAATTACGAATCTATTTATTAATTCTATACTGGAAGGAAGTCCTTCTACGTCCACTGTTCCTTATAATGAGCAGGAACTCTCCGATGTCAAAAACTCAGAAATGAGTAATTCTGTTTTGGAGTGGGTAAGACATACTAATAACTGGGACCGAAAGCAAGAGAAGTTTGTTCATGACTTTATTGTTATCGGTGAGTGTTGGGGTAAAATCAGGTTTGATTATTCTAAAGGCCCTGTAGTTGCACAAGATGAAGATGGTAAACCTGTCCGCTCAGGGGAATTTGTAGTAGATAGAGTTTATGCGTTTGATCTCAAAAGAGATCCAACTGCAAGAGATATGGATGAGTGTGAATGGTGGATCCATGAAACTATGGTGGAGGTAGAAGAACTTAAAGACACAGTTAGAAAACACTCTCCAGAAAATGTAGAGAAAGTATCTTCTGATTCAGTTAAGCAACATTATAAAATCTTTGATGCTAACACCGGCGATTATAAAGATGTAAAAGAACAAGCATCAGTAAAAGAATTATTCTATAAACCAAACTCAAAATATCCAGAGGGATATTATGTTATGTTTGTAGACGACTTTATTATATCAGAAGGTAAGTTACCTTTTGGAATCTTCCCTTTGGTAGGAGAAGGTTTTGACGAAATGACAACTTCACCCAGGGCTACATCTATTATAAAAGTTTGTAGACCTTACCAAGTGGAGATTAACCGAGCTTCAAGTAAACAAGCTGAACACCAGATCACATTAGGTGATGATAAGGTTTATATTCAGAAGGGAACTAAGCTCAATTCAGGGGGGTTATTAAATGGAGTTAGGTCCATACAATATACTGGGGCTGTACCTATTATTCAGCCTGGGCGCACTGGCGAACATTTTGCTCCGTACGCTAAAGATCAAGTACGCGAGATGTACGAAGCGTGCGGACTACAATCAATACTAGAAGATAAGGCTCCTGCATCAGGAGATCCATATCAACTATTATTTAGATCAATGAAAGAAAAGAAGAAGTTTGTAAAATACGTTGCTAAGTATGAACGATTTGAAATTGACCTGTTTGAAAAGATTCTCAAGATGGCCAAACAATACTTAGGCCCTGAGCATTTAATTAGAGTAGCAGGCAGAGCTGAAACAGTTAATATTCCAGAATTCAAAAGAATGACCGATCATGGATTTCAAATCAAGGTAGTACCACAATCTGGCGATGTAGAAACAAAGTTTGGAAAGATATTATCCTTAACGCAAGTTATGCAATATGCAGGTAGCAGTCTTGCTCCTGACCAGTTAGGTGCGCTTATAAACGAATTGCCTACAGGAAATAAAGATCAAGCGTTTTCTACACTAACAGCAGATACTGATAATATTAAAAATGATATATTAGCTTTAGACAGAGGTGAGCCAGTTATGGCAAACCAGTATGATAACCATACATTTGTTATTAAAGCATTAAGTCACAGAATGAAGAAATCTGATTTTAAGTTTTTGCCACCGCAAGTGCAACAGCTTTATCAGCAGAAAGTGCAGATGCATGAAGCCACTTTTCAACAACAACAAATGGCCGTGCAGCAGCAACAATTAGGAATGATACCTCAAGGAGGTTTCCTGACCACCGTAAATGCGTCATGGGAAAATCCAACTACCGGAAGAGTAGAGAGAATCAAGATCCCGTCGGAAGCCGTAAAATGGTTAGTAGACAAATTAAACGCTCAAGGAGCCTTCGTTGCAGAACAAGCTGAGTTGCCTATGCAATCTCAAGCTAATATGGCAGCAGGATTAGAGCAACAATCTCAGCCGCAAACTGAGGCCCCAATACCGGAGGCCGCAAGCCAAGGAGTATAATATGAGCGAAGAAGCTTTAGAAGAAGAAGTAAATGAAAATGAAGAGGTTTTAGAATCGTCCGATGAGCAGGCAAGCCCACCGGCTGAAACCGAGGAAGAGGTAGCTGAGTATACGCCAAACTACAGCTATAAAGTAAAAGATGAGGAATTTGAATTCGATGAGTTCTTACAAGGAAGTTTAACATCTACGGAACAAGAAGAGGCCCTACGGGAACTCTATACTAAGTCGAGAGGCTTAGAAGGTTACAAAGATAAGTTAACTTCCAAGGAACAAGAATACAATGAACTTATGCAAGAGGCTGGTTCATACGCTGATGGGTTTAAAACCCTGAAGAAACACGTTGACCACGCAAACTCAACAGGAGACTTTCGCGAAGTAGGAAAAGCTTTGGGATTGTCTGACGAAAAACTTGTAGAGTATGCAGTTAAACTTGCAGAAGAAGCAGCTCTTCCCGATGAACAGAAAGATTTGATAAACCATAACAGAGAACTACAAGACAAACTTAGTTCTGTTGAAAGTAGAATGAGTGGCTATGAAGCTCAACAGCTTAAAAGCGACCAACAAGCTAAAGCAGACTATGTGCGGAAAACTATAGAAAATACCCCGCAAGGTGTTGAGGTCTGGCAGGCCATGGCCGACGTTAACAGAGATATGGTTAGAGAGTTCTATTACTTAGGAGATGAAATGATGGATGCAGGATTAAATCCTCAAATCAAGGATATTGTTGAGAAGTTAGTTACTAACAATCAACATCTTCTTGAGCTGAAGTCATTCAGGGAACAGAAACAACAACCATTAGTTCAGGAGGACATTGGACAAAAGCCTATTTTACCAACAGTTAAAGGGAACAACTCTGCCGCTGTTAAAAAAGAGATATCATCTATTGATGATATTAAAAAGGCTTATCAAGTGTTGTCCGGAACATAAACTAGGAGTATAAAATGTCAACAAGAACGTTTAATGACATGTTAAAACAATATCTCCCGTATAAATTATTATCGGATGAGATTATAAAAAGAGATTACTTTCTCTCTACAGTAGAGAAAGATCAAAATTGGAAAGGTGGACCTTTGCAAGTTCCATTTGTAGGAGCGAATGCAAGTTCGATTTCTATTGGATCACTTTCTGATGAAGATGACATCAGTGAAGACGTATTCGTAAGAGGGGAAGTTGCTGCTTATAAAGAACTTTGGGCAGCCATGAAGTTTAACCAAAGAGATTTGGATGAGCATGG